CCACTGTGCGCTCCATACCGACGGCGCTCCGCCCTATGTCGGCAAGACTCCGCTGTACCGTCCGCGCCCCGGAGAGCGCCCCGGAGGGGTTCACCACTACGTCAAGCACCGGCATTCTTCCCACCTCCTCCGGGCTTATGCTTCAAAAATTCCGCGTCCATCGCCTGTATGACGCGGACAAACTCGATACGCTCATCCACCCCGCGCACGTCCGCCATGTCGCAGAATGCGAGGATTTCCGAGAGCGGGATACAGCCAAGTCCCATTCCAACTGAGCGGGACGGAGAGAGCATCTGAAAAGCGTTCCAAAAGAAAATCACGCCCTCGTCAAGCTCCGGGCGCGATTCGAGCGACTTCACACGGACGCCTTGCTCCGCGAGGTCTTCAAGAAATGAAGCGGACGCTCCCCACTGGAGTTCCCAGCGGAGAGCGTCTGTCAGTTTTTTATCGTGTCTTCCGTGACCTCCGCCCGGAAGTTTGAAATAGCCGCAGCCTGATTCTGTACGTCGCGGAACAGGTCGGGAAGGTCGCTGAAAAGCTTGACGGCGTTCTCCTTGGAGAACGGAAGCGGCTTGCCCTTCTCGTCCGTAACACCTTCCCACCCGAGCACCACGGATTCTGCGTACACGTCGAGGAAGAGCTTTTCCGCTACGTCGTCGGGGATCGTCCCGGCGTCGAGTTGGCGCTTGTACGGTCTTACCTTCGTCGTAAGCGCCTTCTGAAAAGCCGCGTTCGCCCCGCCTGCCCGTGCAACCTTGATCTTGAAATCGCCGTAATCAAGGATTATCCCTTCCTTTTCGAGCGTCCTGTCAGTGCGGAATACGCTGTAAGGTCCGCTCACTACGCAACGCCCCTTTCGATCATAAGCGTGCATCCGTTTACCGAGTCATACAGCCCCCTGTAGGTCATGCTCGCCATAATGTCGCTGTCGTTGCCCTGCGCCTGTACCGTGCCCGTCTCGAACTTGAGGTTTGGTATTGTAAAGGTGTACTTTTCTCCCGCCGTGCTGCCAAGAGTGAACGCCAGCGACGTAGCGTCGCCGTCTAGGAACGCCTCGTACAGCTCGATATCCTCGAAGTACGCTTCCAACGAACCGGAAAGCTCGAAGCGCCCAGCGCCGATGCCGAGCGCGTCCACGCTCCCGGCGGCTGTCGGCGCACGGAGGTTGTTCGTCGCGTCGAGGCTCAGACTCGAAACATGTACGCCGGATAGTCCCGCTACGGAGAATCCGGCGAAACCGGAAGCCGCGTCCATGACTTCTCCGGTTGTCGCGTCAAGGTAGGTCGCCCCGGAAATGGCCTCTTCCGCCGCTTCTCCTGACATGCCGAGGAAGTCGAAGGAGCCCTTCACGATTTCTTTTGTTGCGCACGTGAGACTAAATCCGTTCGCCTGCATGCCTTTGAAGCGGAAATAGGCGTTCGGGGAAAGGTCGAGCAGCGTCCGTTCCAGCGTGAAACTCTTCGGCGTGGAGCCGTTTTTCAGCACAGTAGCCATTGCCGCCACGCCCACGGTTATCTGATCCGCCGTGCCGTCGCTCGTCCAGCCCGAACCGACGACGAGTGTAACGGTCTTGAACGTCTTCTGTCCGCTTATCGTGACGCCGGTTGCACCCGGTGTAATGTCTTCGGTAATAGGATTGTCGTTCGCGTCCGTGCCGGTGATAGTAACGACTCCCGCCGTATCCGCGCTTCCCGCGACCGTGCGCGTGACGGTGATTCTTGCCGGAGCCGCCGGTTGAGCTGCTATCGTGTACACGCCGTTTATCATGTCGGTGACAGTTACTATCTTGTCCGGGTCCGCCGCGCTCCCGCCGCTCCACGAGCTTTGGAGAGCGCTTGCAAGTAGATCGTCATAAGTGCCGTAGGAGAGTTCAAATTCCATCCCTCCACCGGCTCCGCCACCCACCTGAATTAAGTCCATCACGTTCCGGTCGGCTCGAAGCTCGCTGGAAACTATGTTTTCCCGCGTCACGTCGAGCGACTCGCCCGTCAAACGGACAATTTGCAGCGCGGGAGTGGTCGGCGTCGTGCCGGGGATACTCTCCACGACATACGCCAGCCGCACCCTGTCGGCGCTTGCTATCGCCATATTCGATTACCTCCTTGTGCTAAATGAGAACGTCCCGCCGGAATGGAATGGAGACGTTGATTTGATGCCAGCCGTCGGCCAGCGAAGTGTTGAGAATTTGCACGGTCGCCGGAGAGAACCGGATTCCGCCGATTACCTGTCCTTGGAAAATCGCCGCAGCATCGTCCGCGAGGTCGCGAGCAGTCGATTCTCCGGAAAGGAGAGGGACAAATACCTGAATCATTACCACACCGACGTACCCGGCGAGATTGCTTCCCGGAGAGCCGATGGAGCGCCACGCGCCTTCGCCATCAAGCACGTTGAATCGCACCCACGGCCCCGACGGAGGGGTGAAATTGACGTTCGGCCATGCTATCGGCGTTTTCGCCTCGTAGACCGCAGGCGGACCCGCGCTTTTCAGCGTCCTCCAGCCTGTGGAGAACGATCCCGCAAGCGCTTCGAAGGTTGATTTACTGTTCATTGAAATGCGCCTCTATCTCAGCGACCGAGATTTCAGCCACGCCGAGCGGAGCCTGCCCGTGTTCAAGCGCCGCCGCGTAGGGGAGGTTGTTCGAGATGTGGATTTGCTTGAGGGCGCGGTATGCCGCGAGAACTATCGAACCTCTCATCATGGAGTCGTTGACCGTGTTTTCCGTTGTCGTCTCGTCCGCGCCGCCGATGCCTACCATCCAATTGGCCCGGAAGCGGCCCGTATCGACCGGGCTTTTCATAGTCACCTTTTTGAGCAGTTCGAGCGCGATCTTGCGGATAAAATTCGGGGCTTGCTCTTTCTCAAGAGACGTTCCCCATCGCGTCAGGTCGATTGAAAACTGCTTCGCGTTCGCCACGTCCTCACCTCCTCAGCTGGAGGTCGTAGTACAGCGCTTCGCCGCCCGGTTGGAACGGCTCCGAGCGGATCACCCGGTACCGCTCCGTCTTCACGTCGACAAAATCTCCGGCGACAGGCGCGGATTCGATGTCCGCCGCGAGCATAAGTTTCACGTCTCCCGCCTGTATCGTCGTGCCGTCCACCAGGTGCGCGGCGTAGGAGAGCAAAAGTCCTTTCCCTTGATAACTTGCTTCCGTCTGCGCCGGAGGGTCCCATGGATTCGTAGGCGTTGCCTGTTGAATACGCACCAAGGCGATCGCAGCCCCGAATTTTCTCAGTGCCGTAGTCGCCTTGTCCGCCTTCGCTTGCCAGTTCATTACGCCCTCACCAGCCGCAGACCACCGCCGGAGAGGCACGGGCGAAGCAGTCCTTCGATCATGTCGTACCGCGTGCCCGCAGGCGCTCCCGCCGCGTAGGTCGTGGAGATGGGGCCTATCGTCTCTTGAATAACCGCCCCCCCGCGCTCCATGTCCGGCATGAGGTCCGTACCCTGGAAGGCTCTCAGAGCGGCCTCGCACGTGGCGTACTTCACGGCGTCCGGAACGCCCTTGATAACGAACCCGTCTTCGTCTATGGCGTCCCAACGCGGCCACGTCAGCGCCTGAGACGCGCCCTGCCGCCGACCTCTGAAACGACCGTTGTACTTCCGGTCTATGAACGCCGTCGCCTTGCGGATCGCCGTTTCACGCGCCGCGATGTTGTCCGCGTCTTCGTCGTCCACCACCCACGCGCTGTTCCCCATGTCGGTGTGGTATCCGTCGCAGTCTTCGAGGGATACATAGGCGTTAGCGTTTGACAGTCCGCTTCCGTCCTCCACTACGAGGCTCATCCAGCGTCACCTCCTCTGGAGGTTCCGTTTCTTCTGCGACTGGTTCCGGCTCTGCGTACAGCTCGTGCTTCGTTCCGTCGAACTCCGACGCGGCAAGCAGCGCCCAGCCGCCTTTGAATTTGATTTTTACGTAGTCCACCATTCCTTCACCGCCTCGATACAAAAAAAGAGAGGGGCGTTAGCCCCTCCCCTTACTGCACGGCCCGAACGGCGAGGTTCGGGTTCAAGACCTGTACACCCCACAGAGCGTCGAGGGCGACTTTGACCGTGGACGTGTTCCCCTCGTACCAGAGACGGCTACGGATGGAGAGATTCGTCACAGGGTCGGCAACGGTAGCGATCTGCGCACCGAGGCGTCCGCCCATATCGCTCAGAGGAGCCATAGCGAGCGCGAAGGCGTGACGATGGAACGCGAGGCACTGATTCTTCGTCGCCCCGGTTCCGGAGGGGAGAATCATCGTCACTATCGCGTCCGCAAGCCCGGCCTTTTTGATCGCCGGGTACACTTTCGCCGTGATGCTGTTGGAAGCAACGGTCGCGGCCTCGGTCAAGACGTACTGCTGTTCGTCGCCGGTGATCTTGACGATGTCGCCGACCTTGAAAGTCTGCCCGTCAGTGAGGGACTTGATGACGAACTGCGTATCTCCTACATCGATGTTTGCGTTGAGCGCTCCGGCAGTGTCGGCGGCGGTCCCGGAAAGATGCGCGGGGGTATTCTGGTTCGCGAAGAACTCGAACCCGTAGCGCGTCCCGAGAGTGCCGCGAAGCTGCGTATCGACTCCCACGTTTCCGGCACCGTCCGCAGTAGCGAACGCGGTGAGCGCGAGGAGACCTGCTTCCACGCTGCCGTCAACCATGAAGTGAAGGTCGTTCATCGGCACCTTGTTGTTGAAAAGAGCCTTGCGCACGCCGGTGATGTCCGCTACTACGGGCGTAGAGCTGATAGCCTCTTTCCAGGGGACCTTTGCGTACAGTCCAACAAGGGAGAGGTCGATTGCATCCGCGAGCGCATAAGCCGCAGGCGTGATGTGGTCGGTGATAATTTTTTCTTTTGTGAAGGTCAGCTCCTTGTCCGTGAGCGCGAACTTTACTTCCTTCCACGTGTCGAGCGTGATGCTCACGTTCTCCGGGGTGACCGCCTGAGTGGTGCCGCCGGTCGTGGTATTAACTTCCGTCGCCTCGAAAACCGAGGGACGGGTGATGTTGATTACGCTCCCCTTCTGCTGCGGGTTGGGGTCGTATCCGCGATGGACGCGCCCCGCCATGCCGAGAGCCTTGTTGAGCGCGATGAGCGCTTCCTGTGCGTAGAAAATCGGATCGTAGTTGCCGAGTGTATTACTCATTGAGTGTTACCTCCTGTTTTTTTTGTGTGTGTTATTCCGGGGCAATCTGAAGTTCCTGTCCGGCCTTGGTTGCCGCTTCCCGAGCGGCGCGATACTTCATGGGGTCTCTCGCATCCTCGCGGGAGAGGATGAAAGAACCGGGACGCACACTTCCCCTGTTCGCGGGCGTTCCGCTTCCGGTCGTGCCGGTACCCTCGAAGGCGCGGCTGAAAATCTCCGACTCGCGCATTTCCGAGACGAAATCCTTGATGCCGAGAAATTCACCTTTCGCGTTCATCCTGGGAGAGCCGTCGGTCCCGATGACGCGGACCTGATACTTGCCGTCCTCTTCAATGACCTTGACGGCGCTCTTGACGTGGGGAAGGAGTAGCTGCGGGATTCCCTTCGCCGCCGCTATCGCTTCCGTAGCAGCCGCGTCCACGAGGTACGATTCCAGCGTGCCCTTCATCTTCTGTACGGCCTCGTCGCGGGCGCTGAGTTCCTTCTTGTGGCTTTCGAGGAGTTGAGCCTTGAGCTTTTCCCACTCCCCTTTCTGCTCCAACTTGCTCTTTTCAGACTCCTCTTGAGCCTTTACCAGCTCCGCTATTTCCTCCGGGCTTTTCCCAAGCCCCTGATACTGCTTGACGGCCTTTTCGTAATCACTGCGCGCCTTGCGCTCCTTTTCGAGAGCG